TGATGGAGGCGGCGACCGCATGTGGACGACGATGCGCAGCGCCGCGAAATTGAAACCTAAAAGTTGGACGCATTATGCGAGGCAGAAAGCCAATTCCCAGCCATCTCAAGCTGGTGAGGGGCAATCCCGGCAAGCGCGCGCTCAACAAAGACGAGCCCAAGCCAAACCGCTCGCGTCCCAGCGCTCCTGCACACATGAGCGACAAGGCGCGTGAGACCTGGGGCTATGTCTCTGGCATCCTCGACCGGATGGGTGTGCTGACCGAAGCCGATGCGCTCGCTCTAGAGCTGCTGTGCGAGGCCTATGCCGATTACCTCAGTGCCCGGGCTGAGATCGAGGCCTTCGGGTCGAATTATTACACGACCGTCAGCCAAGCCGGCGGCGTGATGCATCGCTCTCACCCGGCCGTTGCCGTGATGCAGGACGCCGATCGCCGCATCAAGGCGTGGCTGGTCGAGTTCGGGAAAACGCCGTCATCGCGATCGAGGATCAAGGCTGACGATGGCGGAGAAAAAGACGACCCGCTCGCGAAATACCTCTAGCCCCTCGAGACCGAAGTCTAACGACCCCGTCACCGATTGGGCGAAAACCGTTGTCGCCGGCAAGATCGTTCAAGGCCCGCACGTGCGGAACGCCTGCCGCCGCCATCTTCTGGATCTGGTCGAGGGACCTAAGCGCGGGCTAGCCTGGGATCTTGTGGCAGCAAACCGCGCCATCGGATTTTTCCCGAACGTGCTGTGCCTGAACGGCGGACAGTTCGAAGGCATCCCCTTCAATCTGCATCCGTCACAAGCATTTCGCGTCGGGTCGATCTTTGGATGGAAGCGCGCTGACGGGACCAGGCGGTTCCGGCGTGTTTATGACGAGGAAGGGAAGGGCGGAGGTAAGAGCCCCATGGCGGCCGGCATAGGCATGTACTGCCTCCTTGCTGACGGGGAGGCGCGGGCAGAGGTCTATTCTGCGGCGAGCAAAAAAGATCAGGCGATGGTCCTATTCCGCGATGCCGTCGCGATGATGCAGCAGTCGCCGGCCCTTTCGGACAGGCTCACACCCTCTGGGGGTAATCCGGTCTGGAACTTGGCCGATACCAAAACGGGATCGTTCTTCCGTCCCATATCATCGGAGGATGGGCAGTCCGGCCCGAGACCGAGTTGCGCTCTGTGCGACGAGATCCACGAGCATCGCAACGGCACCGTGATCGAGATGCTGGAGCGCGGCTTCAAGTTCCGCCGGCAGCCCCTTTTGGTGATGATCACGAATTCAGGATCTGATCGCAATTCGGTCTGCTGGCAGGAGCACCAGCATGCGGTCAAGGTCGCGGCCGGTACGAGGGAACCGGATGCAGATTTCACCTTCGTCGGTGAAGTGATTGACGATGACACATTCTCGTTCGTGTGCAATTTGGATCCGAACGACGATCCGCTGGAAGATCCGTCGTGTTGGGTCAAGGCAAACCCGCTTCTTGGGGTGACGGTCAAGGAAGATTACCTAGCTGGTGTGGTTCGGCAGGCGAAGGCCATTCCCGGCAAGCTGAACAACATTTTGCGACTCCACTTCTGTATTTGGACTGATGCCGAAACGGCATGGATGGCGCGGCCGGCGCTTGAGGCTGTGCTCGCCGATTTCGATCCGGACGAGCATAGCGGCGCTGACGTGTTCTGCGGGCTCGACCTTTCGGCGACGCAGGATCTCTCGCCGCTGGCGTTTTGCGCGCCTACGGGTTTTGTCGATCGCGAAGACGAGAACGGCAAGCCGGTCAGGTTGCCGACGTTCGATGCATGGGTCGAGGTCTGGACGCCCGGCGATACTCTAACGGAACGCGCGCTCCGGGATCAGGCGCCCTATGATTTGTGGGTCCGGGACGGCTGGCTGCAAGCCCCGCCGGGCAAGATGGTCCGGTTCGACTATATGGCGGCACGCATCGCCGAGGTCTCGGGCATCTTCGATATCAAGGCCCTGGCCTACGACAGCTACGGCTTCAAGAAGCATTTCGAGCCGGAACTTGATGCGCTGGGATTGACGCTTCCGATTGTGGAGCACCCGCAGGGCGGCAAGAAGAAGGGCGCGGAATCCGGGCTTTGGATGCCCGGATCCAAATTGACGCTTGAAGGCCTGATCTTCGACGGGCGCATCCGGATCAGACGGAGTCCGGTGACGATCTCCGCGATCATGGGCGCTGCGGTCGAGGGCGATGCGTTCGGAAATTTCTGGTTCTCCAAGCGCAAGGCGACGATCCGCATCGATCCGTTGGTGGCCCTCGCAATGGCGGTTGGTGCGGCGTCGGCCGCCGATGCCGGCGGCCCGTCCGTCTATGAGGAAATCGCGGCCCTGCGACGGAAGCAGGCCCTGGAGGCTGGGATCTGATGGCGCTCACCGATCGGATCCGCTCCCTCATCGCGAGAGTTACACAATCTTATCAGCCGAACCGCGCGACGCGCATCGTTTACACCCAGAAGACATTGGCGGGACTTCGGGTATCGCCAGATACGGCGCTGCAGTCTGCGGCGGTGTGGGCGTGCGTTCAGATCCTTTCGAAATCGGTCGCCCAACTTCCGTGGCGTGCGATGCGGCGGCTGTCGGCGCATTCAAGCGAAATCGCCGACACGTCATTGCTCGACTATCTGTTGAACGAACGCCCCAATCCGGAGATGTCAGCGTTCACGTTCCGAGAAACACTGATGGGGCACGCCCTTTTGTGGGGCAATGGCTATGCAGAGATCGAACGCGACCGTGCAGGCAGGCCCGCTAACCTGTGGCCCATCGAGCCGGATCGCGTATTCCCGAGGCGTGGACCATCACCGGAAAAACCGAACCGGGATGTCGATGAACTTTGGTATCAGATCACGAACCAAACGAAGGGTGTCGCGGAGCTCGATGCCGCAGACATATTCCACATTCACGGCCCAAGCTTCGATGGCGTGACGGGCTATCAGGTCGTTGGATATGCAGCACAGTCTATTGGCCTTGTCATGGCGATCGAGCGCTTCGGCGCTTCGTTCTTCGGTAACAACGCCACTCCTGGCGGCACGATCGAGGCTGGGGATTCGCGGCTGAGCGCGGACGCAAAAGAGGTATTGCTCGCCGAGTTCAATGAGAAGCACCAAGGGTCGGATCAGGCCTTTAAATGGACCTATCTAGACAAGGGAATGAAGGCGAACCCCTTTCCGATCGAGAATGACAAGGGCCAGTTCATCCAGGCCGGCGCGGCATCGGTGGATCAGATTTGCCGCTGGTTCGGCGTGCCACCGCATAAGGTCGCGCAACTTGAAAGGTCCACGAACAATAATATTGAGCATCAGGGAATTGAGTTTGTCACGGACGGAATTCTTCCTTGGACGACCCGGTTTGAACAAGAGGCTAACTATAAGCTGATCGGTCGTCGGAATCCGACGAATCTTTACACGCGGATCGACGTTAGGTCTTTGCAGCGCGGCGATCTGGCGGCCAGGACGACTTTCTACACCGCAATGTTCCTGGCCGGCGCGATGTCTCCGAACATGATCCTTGAGGCTGAAGGGATGAACCCGGTTGGGACGGATGGAGATAAACGCTTCGTCCCGCTAAACGTGCAGCGGCTTGATCAGGTGGGCGAGATTGTCCCTGTCGCGGACGCGGCGAGCGGCGGTTCAGCGACGCAGGGCGATGACGGCGCGACACAACAGGACGACGGCCAAGTTGGCGGAAGTGATGTCGGAACCGGCGGTGGTCCCGCGCAGGGAGGGTGATGTAATGGCACTGAATCTCTATCGCCTGCGCGACCGCATGCTTGCCGCCGATATCCGTTGCGAAGCCAAGGTCACATCGCAAACCGCGCGCGGCTATTCGATGAAGGCGGCCGGCAAGAACGGCGAGATCTGCCTTTACGATGACATCGGGGAAAGCTTCTGGGGCGGCGGCATTTCGGCAGCGCAGTTCAAGAAAGACCTCGATGCGCTTGGCGCCGTCAATACGATTGATCTCCGGATCAACTCCCCCGGCGGCCAGGTGTTCGACGGCCTGACGATCTACAACCTACTTGCTCAGCATAAAGCGCGGATCACGACCCATATCGACGGGCTGGCGGCCTCGATCGCCTCCGTGATCGCGATGGCGGGCGATGAAATCCGCATGGCCGATTGCGCCATGATGATGATCCACAACGCCGCCGGGATGTGTGCCGGCACCGCTGAGGAAATGCGTTCGACGGCAGATCTGCTCGACACCGTGACGGGAACGCTGCAGGGCGTCTATGCCAAGCGCTCGGGATTGGACGCCGGCAAGATCGGCAAAATGATGGATGACGAGACGTGGATGACGGCCCAACAGGCGGTCGACTGCGGCCTTGCGAATAAGATCGTGGATTCCATGAACGTCTCGGCCATGGCCGATCTATCCCGCTACAAGTTCCGCAACGCCCCGACCGCCTTGCTCGCGCGGGTAGAGCCCAGCGAGCGGCCGAACCGCAAGCGTTTCGAGGCGCGTTTCCAGGCACTCCGCGCCGTATCTCTTCGCGAGCAAACCGCTCGCCGGACCTAACCCGTCCGCACTGAATCGGCCATCCGGCCGATCACCGCCCAATTCGGGTCCTTGGGCACGACCCTCGCCAGCGGTGAGTAGCCGCAATCCCACGAAAGGTATTCGACATGAGGACCAACATGGTCAGCGTGCCGGCGCTGCTCGCCCTTCTGGCGGTCAGTTCGGCATCCATCCACAACGACGCCAACACGATCGAGGCCCTGACCGGCCGGCTGGTCGAGCTGAACGACCGCGCCCAGGAAATCCAGGCGCTCGCGAAGGCCGAAGGCGACCGCGATTTCACCGACGACGAGTCGGCCGAACTCGACGCCATCTTCGCCCGCGTCCAGAAGACCAACGGCGAAATCGATCGACGTCACCGTATCGCCGACGTCGCGGTCAACCTCGGCACCGGCCAGGGCCGTATCACCGAGGCGAACGATCCGAGCGGCGATCCCGCCCCCACTCCCGCCGCCCGCGTCCAGAATGCCGCCCCGGCGCGTTCGCCCGGCGGTCGCCTGCCGGCCCAGCCGATCGTCGATACCGGTCGCCGCGGCTTCCGGAACTTCGGCGATTTCGCCATGTCGGTCGCCAATGCCGGCCGTCCCGGCGGCAACGTCGATCCGCGCCTGATTATCAACGCCCCCTCGACCTTCGGCTCCGAAGGCGTCGGCTCGGATGGCGGCTTCGATGTTCCCCCGGATTTCCGGACGAACATCCAGTCACTGATCATGTCCGAGGATTCCCTGCTCTCGATGACCGATATCATCGAGACGACCTCGAACACCCTCACGATCCCGAAGGACGAAAATGCCCCGTGGGATACCACGAACGGCATCCAGGCCACGTGGGACGGCGAGGCGACCCAGGCCAACCAGAGCAAGATCCAGCTCGGCGAGAATACGATCAAGCTGCATAAGCTCCGGGCTCTCGTGCCGGTCACGGCCGAACTGCTCGATGACGCCGCCGCCCTCGGCAGCTACGTCAACCGCAAGGCGCCGGAAAAGATCAACTTCAAGGTCAATCTCGCGATCGTCCAGGGCAACGGCGTCGGCCAGCCGCTCGGCTTCCTCAATGCCCCCGGCACCGTGTCGGTCGCGAAGGAATCCGGCCAGGCTTCCGCAACCCTGCTGTTCCAGAACCTCGTCAAGATGTGGGGGCGCATGTACGCCCCGTATCGTACCGGCGCGGTCTGGCTGGTTAGCCAGGATGTCGAGCAGCAGATCCTGCAGATGGCCTTCCCGGTCACGACTTCGGGCGCGCAGATCCCGATGTTCATTCCGGCCGGCGGCCTGTCGAACAGCCCCTATGCGACGCTGTTCGGCCGCCCGATGATCGCCACGCAGGCGATGAACGCGCTGGGGGCTCAGGGTGACATCGCCCTGGTGAACATGAAGCAGTACATGTCGGCGCAGAAGGTCGGCGGCATCCGTTCGGAGATGTCGATCCATCTGTTCTTCGATTACGACATGACCGCCTTCCGGTTCATCCTGCGCCTGGCCGGTCAACCGTGGCGTTCGGTCCCGGTCACGCCGCGCGCTGCGGGTGCCGCGACGCTCTCGGACTTCATCGTCCTGGATGCTCGTTGATCGTCATCTGACTTCGGGGCGGCTTCGGCCGCCCCGCTCTCCCCCATAAGGATTCCAGTCATGGCTCTTTCGAACAACCTCTTCGTCGAGGAGGCAAAGGTCGTCGTCGGCCTGAGCAACACGACCCCCTCGTCCAGCACCCCCCAGCGTATCAGCCTGAAGAATTACGAGCGCTGCGTGATTCTCATCGAAGTCCTGAACGCGACGACCGTCACCGGCTCCGCGATCACGCTGAAGCAGGCGACCGATATCGCGAACGCGAACACGGACGAGAAGGCCGTCGCCTTCACGACCGCCTATCGTAATCTCGATGTCGGCGCCAGCGACGCATATGCGGCCTTCGCGGTGGCGGCCAACACGTTCACCACGGACAGCACGAACTCGAAAAGCCTGCTTTATATTATCGAGGTCGATCCCGCCCAGCTCGACGTGAACAACGGATTCGACTGCCTGCGCGTCGGTACGGCCAATGCCACCGCCGCGACCCTGACGGTGACCTACCTGCTGCTCGGCGCCAAGTATGCCAAGCAGTTCCCGGCGTCGGCGGTCGTCAACTAACTCCGTCCAATCGTGAAGCCGGCCGCCTCCTTGTGGGGCGGCCTAATTCAATAGGAGCGCATCATGTCGGATGGAACTAAAGTGGTGCGCTTCACGCGGACCGAGAAATATCAGTGCGACGGGACCGTCCACGTCTATCGTGATGGCGATACCCATCGCTTCATCGATGACTACGCGGATAAATGGCTCAACCTCCAAGCTGCGCAATTGTCGGACGAGGATGATGCCGCCGATCTGGAATTGACGCCGCGCCCTGAGCCCCGCGTTCCCGGCGCCACAAAGGCTGACGCAGTCCCCGTGGAATCCGTCTTCGAAAGGCCGCGTCGCGGTCGTCCGCCGGCCAACAAGCCGGTCGCCGAAGTGCCTGTCGTGGCCGAGACACCGAAGCCCGCAGTTGCTGCAGTGCCTCAGATCGCGCCGAAGCGGGATGAGGCGACCAACGGCGCCCTGTCGGAAGCCTGATCGGGAGACGGCGCATGTCTGGATTTTGCGATCTCCAAGTCATTCCGGCCACCATCGCTAGCAGCGGCTCGATCTCGACGGAAGTCGACCTCGGGGCGAAGCTGCTGGTCGGCATCGCCATGCCGGCGGCGTGGGATGCTGCGACCCTCTCCTTCCAGGTCAGTCTGGATAACGGCACGACCTGGCTAGAACTCTGCAACACGGCCGGCGCGGTCAGCCTGACGGCCGCTGCGGGTCAATTCATCTCACTCGACCCGGCGACCTATCGTGGCGTGAACGCGATCAAGGTGCGTTCCGGCACGAGCGGGTCACTGGTTACGCAATCGGCTGATCGTATTGTCGGCCTCGCGGTTCGCTCGTTCGTGCCCTAATGGATCGCATCCTCACCGTCACGACGCCGCCGATATCGACCAACCTAACGACGACGACGCGCGTCAAGCTGGAACTCGGCATCACCAAAAAGGCCGATGATGCGCTGATCTCGATCTTCGTTGCCGGCGCCAGTTCGGCGGCTGTCGGGTATTGCATGCGGGATTTTGCGCAGGCAACGTATGCCGAGCAAATCCGCTCATATCCGTTCATTGACAGCGCATCGCTCGTCAATCTGCCGGATTACATCTATCTGAGCCGCAAGCCCCTAGTGTCGATCGCATCGATTATCGAGGACGGCGTAACGCTCGTCGCCGGCACGGATTACGAGTTCGACCCGGAAAAGGCGCGGCTCACTCGACTGTGTAGCGACCGGCCTGTGACGTGGCGGTTCCGCAAGCTCAATGTGGCTTATGTCGCGGGGTACACCTATCCCGGCACGCTCCCGGCCGCGGTTGAATCCGGCGTTACGGAGATCGTCAAAGACATGTGGTTCGCCAAGCGCCGCGATCCGCAAATCAAGTCTTACGAAGTCCCCGGCATAGAGCGCACGGATTATTGGGTCGGCGCCGTGGGCGGCGATAGCGCGTGGCCCCCACGGGTGACCGATTTTCTCGCTCCCTATGTCGATGAGCGTTTCTGAGGAGACAGAGATGAACAGTCCCGGTCTCTTCGATCTTGGCGATTTCGCGGTTACGGCAGCCGGCACGCAAACCGGCGTTTGGATCACGGACCTCGACGGCATGCTCGCTACATCGG